GCTCCACAACGTCGGAAAGCTTTTTCAGCTCTCCCTCAAGTTTTTTAGTATCGGTTTTATCTTCTTTATATCTGACAGAAATACCGAATCCCGCTATATTGGACTTATATGCGCTTATACACTGCGGTAAAATCGAAGAATGTTCAACCATACTTTCCAAGCCTATAAGAGGTATGGAAGGCGCAAGCCAATCGGTGTATGATTTTTCCTCGTTGCCAAGATTACAAGGACGGTCGGATTTATATATATTTCCCCGAGCCGCTTTAATGATTTTAGCAGATACCTTACTATTTTTCTTGCTCAAGTCTTGCGTCTCCTTTCTTTCTTAAATCTAACAGGAAGGCAGCATAATAAAATACAATCCGCTTCATCCGGTGAATGGCCTCCTCTTTTTTTGATAGCGTCCTTACTCTCCACTCTCTGCCTGGAATCATCAGTCATCGAATATTTTCTTCCTGAAAGCTGTGCGATTAGATCGTCGTCGTCCGGTAAAATCAATTCCACCGGCTTAGGCTTTCCGTTCTCATCGTGGGGAGAAAGAAGGCTTCTGACCACGCCCATCATATATGTGGTAGAATCATAATAATACGCATGCCTTATTCTCTCTCCGAATTTAATCGGAAATATTTCAAGCCGTTCAAATCTTTGAGGATAGTTTCGCTTAAGCTGCCTTAATCTGTCTACTACCCCGCCGCCTACTCCGCCGTCGTCAATCTTAACGGCAATCGGGCGGCTGTATTTAGGATATTTTTTCAGCAGTCCTTCATAGCATTCTACGATATCGTCAGCAGTTTTCATGGTATCTTGCCCGTGACGTTTGCAATAAATTTCAGCTTTTTCATTTACCTTAGTTCCTATAACCGTTTTATCATCTCCGAATCTTGCTACATCAACGCCGATATGGATAAGATCGACTACCTCCGGATTTTCCCATTCCGTCATAACAGAAGCTAATATAAGCTCTATAGGAATAAACACATCGTCCTCTTGCTTTGGAAATTCTCCGTCCACACGTACTCGAACAAAATTTGAATCCTTACCGTATTTATTCTCAAGAGATTTTATGTTATCTTTATTCGTCCGCAAGCTGTCCCGAGAACTTACTCTGTGACATTTATAAAGAGCTCTATCACAAGTATGAGAGTCGTAAAACGTACCGGATGTCCTTGTAGGATTCCCGCACATAAGAAGCTTATTGTTGGAGCCGGAAAGCGTTCCTAAAATCGCTTCCATTATTAAATCGGCAACGCCTGACGCCTCATCAACTATAAACAGCATATTGTCTTCATGAAACCCCTGCATATTTTCAGGCTTTGTCGCCGTTCTTGCAGTTGCAAACCATCTTTCTTCATAACCGACCATTGATACCTTAGTTTTCGTCCATTTTAAAACAGCCTTCAAAAGCGGGCTGTTGGACTGCCACTTAGACACCTCCGCCCAAAGGACATCGTTAAGCTGCTGTTTCGTTGGAGCGGTTGCAACTACTCTCGAATACGGAAAGCAGGAAAGAAACCACAAGCACAGAACAGCTTCGCAACCGGTTTTACCAACGCCCTGACCTGAGCGCACCGTTACCCTCGGACTTTCAGCTATATCCGCAAACACATCTTTCTGCCACTTGTCGCATTCGAATTTGCAGACCTCGTATGCAAACAATTCGGGATCTTTTCGATATTGCGGGATTTTTTCCCTGAAAATCTTTAAAAGCCTACTATCCATTTTTTTCATCTCCGAGAATTGCGCCAATCCACGCTTCCGCCATGCTTTCGCCTACGGAATCTTCCTTACGCTCGCTGAACATCCCCAAATGCTTTCCTAAAAGCTCAAGAGCCTTGATTTTTTCTTTGCCCGAAATATCGGTATCTGCAAGAGCAATCTTTTCCAGTTCTTTTAAAACTGTGTCGGCATTGATTCCAGTCCGCTGAGACTGTTCTTTTCTTAGTTCGTTTATATAATTCAAAACGTTATTTTTCGTAATAAGTTGACGACCTATTTCAGGATTCTTATACCCCGCTCTGGCAGCCGCCCGCGTTGCGTTCAGGTCAATGAGGTACTCCTCACAAAACCTTTTTTGTTTTTCTGTTAATTTTGGCATTTACCCCACCTTCCTTTCGTTGGGCATAAGAAAAGCCCTAATCAATAGATTAAGGCTTGAAATATAAAAACCATATCGGCAGCTTCACCGAAATGGTTTTAATTACATATTCACGGAAA